CAGAATTACCATTTCAGTCACGTCCCCACCCCTCGCGCGCATGACAGAAATGGTAACAGGGCACCAGCACCAGCACCGGTGACGGATCGCACGCGGGACGTGCACGGGACGGACCAGCGACAAGCAGTAAAGAAAAGCGCCTGCACTGGATCTGCAGACGCTCTGCTCTTAAACTATCGGTTCGTTTGCATTCATCCAGCCAATGACAAGACGTGCAATTTGTTTTGCTCCTTCTTCGTTCGGGTGAACGGTATCAGAGATATAGAGAGACCGGTTAAAGACGTTAATACCATCGTTCCAAACTGGAATATAAGGCAGGTTCAGCAGGTCCGCAACCTCCTTTGTAGCGTTTGCATAGTCTTCTCCGGTATACCCTAACGAGTTTACGCGCTGGGGCATCTGATACTCTGCACTGGTAAACTGACCGCCTGTAAGCGACATCAGAACCACCTGCGCACCAGGCGCCCGCAGGTAGATTTTACGAACGATCTCCGCCAGTCCATTCTGGAACCCGACAGGGTCAAACTTGTTCGCCTGCAGGTCATAGCTTGCGGGTATGATCTGCGCGGGCGGTTCCCCGAAGTCATTTGTTCCGCCCATAACCGTTATCAGATCAGCGTCCACAGGAATCGCATTGATATAAGCATCCTGCCCCAGCCAGTTACCGTTAGGAGAAGATCCGGCCGTATTCTGGTAGGCAATCCGTGCCCCTCCATGGCCAAGGACAAGACAGTTAATATCAGTCTTCCCAACAACATACGGTTCCCATAGATTCATGGCTGTTACGCTGTCGCCAAACGCTACCCACTTTTTCCCGGTCCACGGCGAACCGGCTGTTACAATTTTATAACTTATCGTGACCCCGAAATTGGAAGCGTCCGCGGGCGTCAGCGGCGCCTGATTCTCTTTTCGTCCTACAAACCGGACTTTAGGCCCTGCGGGGGTAATGGTCTCCGCGGTATCCGTCCACGCTGTCCGACTGATGAAATTATTGTCTTCATCATAGAAGCAGCATGCAAGATACCAGTCCGTAGAGGACGGCACAAACCGGATAGAAGGATTTACGCCCATGCTAAAGAAATCAGTTCTGATCCGGAGCGGATAGTCTAGGCCGCTGTCTACGTCCTGCCCGTTCGCATCCAGTGAACCCTGCACCCATTCACCCGAGTTGAGGGTATATACAACGATGTTTTCCCGTCTTCTGAAAATATCGAAGATCAGATCAACATGATACGGGAAGCTGTCTGCGGGCGTAATCGGAAGCTGCCCGCCCTTGTATGCAAGAATACGGACAACGGGTCCGGATATTGGCAAGTCAATTTCTGTATTGTTCCATCCTGTTCTGCTGATGAAGTTGTGCGCGAGATCATAGAAACAAACGGCAAGATAGCAGCCCGCGTTTTCTGGTGTAAAGTGAATGAAAGAACTGTCCGCCTGCATATCAATAAACCCTGTTCTGATCCGTAGCGGGTAGTCAAGACCGCTGTTTACTTCGTTACCGTTTGCATCAAGTGAGCCCTGTTCCCAGTCTGTAAAAACCAGTCTGCGGGCAAGCGGTCCGAATGTGTCGCGGGTATCGCTGATTTGTCCGCGTACTGAATCACCCGCGGATGCGTAAGTTTCACCGGTTGCGCCTACGCGGATATCGATCAGCTCCGCGTTTCCTTCGGTTGGTGTCCCCTGTACAAGGATATTGTCAATTCGTGCGGTGTTTGTGTTGATCTGCTGTCGCGCCGCTTCAATTCCTGCGGCGCTGGCTGCGGCTTCCGCTGCCTTGATTCCAGCATTGGCGGCCTGCAGTGCTGCGCTGTCAGCGCTTGCCTGCGCTTCGGTTTTGATTATCGCGGTTTCATCCCGGATCACTGCGGTAGCGTCCCGGATTTCTTCACATTCTTCTTTAGCAGTGTCAACACTTCTGATTTTTCCAATAATCCAGTCCAGATTCAATTCGTGGAAGTTAGTGTACGGAAATCTGTCAAAAAGTCCCATGGTTTAATTCCTCCTTTTCCTAGTATACCAGCAGGCAGTATTTCTGTTTGAACTCATCCAGAATGATATGAATCATATCAAACATTGCGCGGACTTCCATTTCCTCTTTTAGCATCTGCTGTGAGGTTGTCACCCCAATATTACCCTGTTCGGTTCTTCTTATCGTGTCTGTATATCCGGCCTCCGTGTGGGTGTCTGTATGCGCCTGCCTGGTCTCTGTGTCTGTGTGAGCGTCCATTGTCGCGCTGTCACTGGCGGCCGCGGCTGTGCTTACGGTCTGCGCAGCATTCTGAAATGTCGAATCATTAAAAGCGGAAACCTTTTCGGTTGTGTCTCCGGATCTCGCTCCGATTTGCGTGGTGGTCTTCTGCAGGCCGTAGCTGGTGCTGTTCGTGTCGGCTCCGTAATTTTCGGTATGCTGACGCTGGCCGGCTGTCGTAGTTTCAACAACTGTCCCGTCTTTGTTCCAGAGCGGATTGTATTCCATGGTAAGCGCGTCCTGCATCCGTATCCACGCCTGCAGGCGGGAAGCGCTCCAATAATAGATTGACTGCTGCATATATTCCGGATCGCAGAAGCGCGTCTCAAGCTCCGCGCACTCTTCCAGGATCTCATTGCACATAACAACAGGATCCACCCCAGACGGCAGCTGCATCTGCGAAAACAATTGCGGGTTATACGTGTAAAGCCCCAGCACTGACATTGTCACCGGCATTTTTCTGCCCTCCTTCCTGCGGCTTATGCCGCCAGTTAAATGTAAGATCCACTCCAAACATTTTTTGCACCTTTTCTGCTCCGTCCTGCAGATTTTCAAGCCATAATTCTGCTTTCGAGAATGTCGCTGTGTTATTCATATTAACCTCATCAGTGATAAGGCGTTCCTTTTTCTGCGTGCCTGCCGCGTTCGGTATTCCGATTTCCTGCTCAAAACGGTGCTCAATTTCTGTCCAAACGCTGAGCAGGTCCGGGCTGATAAAGTTCTTATTGAGCTCTTCCGAAAAGGTCATCCAGTTGGGGTCGCCTTCTTCCGAAAACAGATCCCTGTCGATAAACTGCGCCGGCATGCCGCGCTGGATATTATCAAACATCTTTTTAAAACTTTCAGCCGCGGTTTTGTTCTTGCTTGCGAAGATGTACGCAAGTTTAGAGTTCATGAGGTTTACGCCCAGCGCTTCCGCTGTCACTGCCATGAGATCCGCGTATTTGTCAACAATATCCATGATGCCGCAGTACTCCGGCGTCAGACAGATGAGAATGCAGTCTTTATCAATCGTGCGCTCATGCGGGCCAGCTGGTTTCAGAGCGGGGTTTGAAATCAGAATTTCAGCCGGCTGGTAAAAAACATTCTGCCCTTTTAATGTACAGTTTTGCGGGATAACTCCATATCCTGGAATATCCGCAACGGCGATAAATCCCACTCCATATAAGACGTACCAAAAGAAATTTTTCGGCCATGTCTTTGGGCACTGCATGGTAAAGACAGATACAGCCTTCTCCATAAAGTATCTACGGAAAAATGCGGCTGTCGCGTTATCACTTGCATGAACAACGCCCGGAGAACTCCGCGCGTTAATGATATTTAAAAAGTCATACTGTACAGGGATCATCTTCTGAACCTCCTTTTTAATAATCTATTTACATAATACCATTTAAACCTGCTGCCGGTTTCCGGTCCTGGCGGATCCGGTTCCGGTTCCGGATCCGGTCCGGGTTCCGGGGTATAACTTTCGTCCTGATAGATAAAGCCCTGGAAGCCGTGAACCGCCAGCTCCCAATTATTGGACCGATAGCGCGTCCGGTAGGAGAAGGCCGCGCCGCCGTAGTCCGATTCTGAACAATTTATAAAGCTACCGTCTGCCGCGATCTCTTCCACGATAGCGACATGGCCGCCGGACAGGCAGAGGACCGCGCCAAGACGAGGCTCCGATCCCGTGGGCATGCCGGCCGCCTGCGCCCTTGCGTACCAGCTGCCGGCGTTCCCGGATGGCAAGCGGCTGTCAACACTTCCGCGGCCCTGATTGAACCGCCCCCAGGCCCAGCCTACGCAGTTGGAAAGCGTGCAGCCGGACTGATAAAGCGGACTGCCCAGAATACAGGGAGAGTTTCCCCCGTCCGCGGTCCGGATCCACCAGGGCGACATGGAGGACGGGATAGAGCGACACGGAACCCAGTCACTCATAGAAAAATCCACCCTCTAGCTGTTGTTTGATGTAGGCCGCCTCTTCCGCGTATCCTGGGATTTCAATGTCACCGTCTAGCACCTGGATGAAACCAGGGATTGCCGCCGGCGTGCGGTTCTTGCATAACGGCCGGCCTACGTGGGTAAGATCTTCATCCGGCAGCATGATGTATTGTGCGTACAGTATCGCGGATCCTGCGAAGCTCGCAAAGCTCCCTTGCCCGCCGATTGTCTGAAGATGCGGCCGGATCGTTTCTACAGCGTTGCCGATGCCGGATCCGGCAGACAGCAGAGCGCTTCCGTAGTTGCCGGCCACTGCGTTAGCGATCGTATTAACAAAGGACGAGCCGGCGCGGACCGCTCCGCCAATTACGTCCTGGTAGACGGAAGACAGCTGCAGCGCAACGCCAAGCTGGCCCTCGTACTTTTCCAGCAGGGTCGTAATTGTCCCGATGCTGTTTCCGCATCCTATACGGATGCAGCCCTTTCCTGTGGTCCCGTCCAGTGTTATTTCTGCGGTTACGTGGCTGTAGTTTGCGCATATACTGCCGTCCAGTTCCAGGGAGCCAAACGGCGGTATTTCCAAGAAGAGTTTTCTATATGCTGCATTCATATACATGCCGCGCCCCGCGGCCTGCGGATGCGCTGGTATCGTCCATGAAAGGGATACCGTTTTCAGCGGGCTGGAGGCGTTGAGGTAGTAGCCGGTTGCGCCGGTGTCTATACCTAGGATATTGATAGGCTGCGCGGTTCCTACGTAGGGCATGTCCCCGAACGCGATAGGGAACCAGATGCAGCAGGTAAGATAGGCGAATGGGTTGATTAACGCTTTCTGCAGCTCGAACGTTGCATCATTTAGCGAGAAACCATTGGCGGCGCTCACAAAGTCAGAAGCAAGCTGCTGGCAGAGATACAGTACCGCCGGCCCGTCCATAACATAATACGTCGTAGCGCCATAGGTTGGCGCGTCTCCAGCGGCTACGCCGACCACAAAGGAACCGCTCTGTACATTGGAAAGGAAAGGGCTGGAGACCGCGACGGCCGCGAAGCTGCTGTCCGATCTGGCCGGGTATACGGTATCAATCAAAGTCCCGTCATACTCCGCCGACGCGCGCAGCACATACAGGGACGCGGCGCCTATCTGGGTCTTGTATGTGGCCAGGATGTCCGTAACAAGCCGGCACTCCCAGAGCGCATGCTTGATGTACGTCCAGTCTGTGACATAGTAGTACCGGCCATATACATGCGCGTAATTGAATGACGGCATCCCGCTGTATAACAGCTGAAAAACCGGAGACACCAGGCTGCTGTCTTCCTTCAGTACGCAATCAATATCCGTACCGGATCCTGATGGCTGCGCGGTTGAATTTATCTTTTTGGAAAAGGTATAAAAGGAAACTGTTACTGCCATAGGCACCTCCTATAAAAGAAAGGGAGCTGTGCGCTCCCTTGTCGCTATCAGTCAAGAGACAGCACAATGGCGTTTTCTGTGTTGTCGTTCCACCACCTGGCCGTTTCATGCCAGAACTCATTATAGTAGCCGCCGCGCGGGTTAAACGGACTGACCGCGCTCCACTGGTTTACCAGGTTAATGCCGCACGCCTCATCATCAAACAGAACGCCAATCACAGTATTTCCGTTAAAAGTGACGGTCGTAATATAGGCGTCGTTGTTGGCATCTCCCGGAGACAGAGCGCTGGCATCCGTCTGGATAAGTCCCGGAGTGCCCGGCAGCATCCAGAAATTGACTTTTTCAAAGTCAGCGACTTTCAGATAGTCGTCATGGAATGTCGTGGAAACGGAAACCGCCTCCGCCTTGTTCACGAAGTCGCTCAGCATATAGATATGCTGCAGCGATTTAGGCGTGTGCCTCATAATGAAGCGCTGCGTACCATCCCTAAAAGGGTTCACGTGGTGCAGGATCGTGCGTTCCTCCATGCGATCCATGAGGGTCTGCAGCTTCGCGACAAACCAGCGGTAAAACGGGGCAAAATTCGCCGGATCCATGATCGTGGTCGCTGTGTAGCTTCCGCCGGTCTCCGTGTTATAGTCCGTGAGAATATGCCATACGTTACCCAGGCCAGCCGTACCGGCGATAAGATTGACAAGCGCCCCGCGCGCCATTTCCTCCCGGGTCTGTTCCAGCTGGTCAATCGCGGATCCCATGACCATGGTAAGGAAGTTCCCGAACTGCTCAGGACCACTGAAAGCGGTGTCCAGCTGGTCGCGCCAGATGGTGATATGCTTCTGGTACTGGTTGGAACCGTAAAAATTTGTCTGCAGGACTTCGGGCTTTTTGATAACGTACGGGTCAAGGCTGTCCCCGTCGGCCAGGATGTTTCCGTTGTCCAGGCGCAGCCGGTTGTCAACTTCCAGCGGCTTGTCGATCGGGTTCAGCTTCCTCACATGGTTGCCCCACTTGATGGCGTCCTTTTCCAGCCCCTTAAACTTCGCGTTGTAGGGCCGGATAGAAAAGATGGTACGGCTCAGCACCTGGCTGATCGCGGTTGTCAGAGGGTCATACCCCTGCAGCAGTGCCAGCTGCGCAAGGGTCGTAAAGTCCTCCGTATCTACGGAGCTGGGCGTTTTTCCCTGAGCATTAGCGATAACCGCATTGGCTACGCTTGAAATGTCCTGGATTGTAAGAGTGTTAGCTGCCATTAGAATCTATCTCCTTTCATAGCTTCGGCGAGAATATCATCAACGGTTTTCGCCGGGTTTTCCGGCTGCCGTCCGGCTGCCAGGTTCCCGACTTCCACGGCCTTTTTCAGCGCGTCAATGGAAGCAGTGAGCTGCTTTACATACTCCGGCACCGGCTCCGTTTTCTGCTCCTGCTTCGGATCCGTCTTCGGCTCCGTCTTCGGCTCCGTCTTCGGTTCCTGTTTCTGCTCCGTCTGCGTCTCCTGGGAACTTCCCTGGTCCGCGTTCAGCAGGTCTGCGATCTCCTGCTTTGTGTAGCCGGCATCCAGTAATTTAATCACTCCGTCAAGGTTCATTTAATAGTCTCCATTTCTTATCATTTCGTTAATGCGGTGCTGTACTTCGTCGGGGTTGAATCCATATGATTCTATCTTTTTCCTGCGGTCTTCTCCGTAACAGTGATACCAGACACCTGTACCGCGAATGATTGCCCGCGCGATCTCGTCAACAGTCTTGTACACCTGGGCAGGTCCGGAAGATCCGGAGGCATCGAAGCGTACCGGGTTGTAGATAAAGCCCAGAAAGTTATAATTGCCTGCCGGGCTTTTATACTTCCCGTTTTCCATGCGTACGCTCTTGACGTACTCGAACCGCTTGCCGCCATAGTTGGATTGGGAAACCATCATATAGCCCGGCCCGATCGCTTCCACGACCGCGACATGGCCGTATTTGTAGCCCGGAATGGCTCCCCAGCAGGCCACGGCGCCGACGGCTGGCACCTGGCCGCGACTGTATCCGTCCCTGTAGTAGAACCAGTCTTTCGCGTTCCCCCGTGACAGGGACGGCCTGCGCTGCATGATTTCGAAAAATCTGCCCCAGGCGTAGCCGGTGCAGTTGGGCAGTACGCTTCCGGTATGCTTGTCAATCACGATGCACTCGTTCAGCCCGCTGCCGTAGTCTACCCCGACCCAGAAATCATCGAATACTCCCGGCGGGGTTGTTCGTGGTTTATATGTTGCCATGGTTTGATTCCTTCATATTATCTGCTATTTCCTTCATGAGCGTTTTCAGTTCCGCCAATACAACAGTATTCTGGTTCAAGCTGTCGCGTATAGCGTTCATTTCTTCCTTATGTGCTGCTGTGCTGTCCTGCAGGGATTTCCACATAATGAAGCATGCAACGATGGGGAACCCTACGGAAGAAATCAGCTGCGCGGCCTGGTTTGGATCCATACGTAACTCCTTTTTCGTGAGCCGGTTCCTGGTGTATCACTCCATGCGCCCGGCTTCCGACCGTTGATACGGCGCACCGGCTCGCATTTAATATACCATTAGCTGTAGAGCCTTTCAAACAGTACTTGTGCTGTGTGCGTCTCAAAGAAGACGCGGCCCGCCATATATTTAAGGTACAGAATCGCATAGCGCTTCTGAAACCGCTTTTTGTCTGTATCGCTACCAGTATATATAACCGGAACCGTCCCAGCTGATCCGCAGCGGGCATAGTATTCCGGGCGGCTCTTGTGTTTGTATATGATCAGCTCCCCGACGCGGACAACGGGAACAAGTTCCCGCAGAGGCATGCTTCTGATATACCGGCTGTCCAGGTCGAACAGGTTCCGCAGTGCCATGTCTTGGAAAGACTGCCCGGCCGTCAGCTGATAAAGCGCCGTTTCGGCCTTCTGTCCGCTGATCGGGCTATGCATGAACATGTAGACGCTCATGCGGCGCTCTCGATCCCGGTATACTTCCACCTCTTTTTTCATCATGCGGGCGACTTTTTCAACAATCTCCAAACCTATAAAAATAGGGTTTGCAATGTCCACGCTGTTCGCTGCGCAGATCAGCTTAACGGGCGGCTTTCCCTGCAGCTCCCGGTTTCTATTCACGGTCTCGTATAGGTTCATGAGCGCAAGATATTCGTCCCGGATTGGCCGTTCATGCTTTTCTGGGATAAATTCATCATAAAATATTACTTCAATCTGCGAGAAGTCCACACCCTTAACGGTCGCAAACGTTGACAGCGCCGCAAGATACCCGGCCGCCTCCGGCTCTTTTGCTTCTCTTGTTACGGTAAACTGCCATAAATTTTTTCCCGCGCTGGAGACGTTTACGGCTGTGCCCTGAAGTTTCAACACCTTGAACGGCTGTGTTGCTGCGCTGCAGATTGCTTCTGCCTGCGTGCCGGTTCTCCGCAGCATTAAAAATCGTTTGCCGGACTGAATCAGCCACTCCATAATTCCATAGCTCTTACCCGTTCCGCGCGGTCCTACCTGGAATATAAAAGTGTCCTGACTTTCACATATTGCCGCTTCATCAATATAGCCGCTTGGCAGATATAAAGAAGCGGCTCGCGCCGCTCCCTTTTTAGCCATCAATGTCCACCCACTCCACGGAATAACAGCCCTTTCTCGCTTTACTGTCATACGTGTAGATCTTGAAGCCGACAAGCCCCGCGTTGATCTGCTCCACGGCCTCCCGGTCCGAACGCATTTCCGAACACACCTCAAGAAGATGCGGCGGCAAATTTACAAGGACGCTTTCCGAGATCGCGACGCACGGCTGCGGACCATAGTGCCCCTTGGTGTTGATGTAGACGGCGCATATCGGATAGACATGCCCGGCGCCGTTTTCCGCATACAGGTCCGCCAATGTAGTATAGGCAGGCTGTACCAGTTTGACCGCCCAGCGCGGCGTTGTTTTGTTGTACTTACTTGCGAATGACATTTTAGATACCTCTCTTTCTTTTCTTTTTTATCTCTCTGTCACTTGTAAGAGTTGCAAGACTTCCCGAAACCAATCTAAGCAGATTCAGATAGCTGTCTGATAAGCTGAGGTTATAGGTTGTCTCACTAATAATAACATAACTTGTTAATTCTATGGTACCTTCTGGAAGATCTAAGTGCCGCGGAAACGGATCATCTATATAATCAGACTGCGTTTTGCCCGGATGCTGGAAAATAAATCCTTCCTTGAAGTTTTCCAGCTGTCCCATTTCCTCAGCGCCCTTTTTCTTATTCACTCCGGAAATGGTTATATGCAGTTGGCCGTTCATGTCGTCATATGCATAACGCTTAGAACCAAGGGTCGCGAAACGCAGGTATTCGCCGTCGTCTTCCCATACTCCCATATAGTGACGGGTGCCTGTACTGTCTTCCGCATATGCGCGGCTCTTCTTGCTTGCCGCTTCTTTTTTCCCATTTATCCCTGTCCAATCCTGCCCGATATCGATATATTTTACGCTGTCCGTATCGGTATAAAGGAACCAGTCCGCGCCTGCTATGCCGATACCGATTTCCAGCTCATACCGCGCCCACGCTGTGCACCAAACGCCCCATGCAAAATTTAAGAAGGTTTTCCGCGTATGCTTCTGCAGGATCTGCGCGGGTGTAAGCTCCGTGCTTTCCTCAAAGTCTTTCCCATTCCATACAAGCTCCGGTTTTATCGGATCCTGAGCACACATGCCATATAGACCGTTCAAAATACTTTTTGATTTGTTATATAGCAGTATCTGGAATGGATCGTCATTCCCCTTCAGGGCAGTTTTCTTGTTGTAATAAAAACGGATCACGTCCCGCATTGGTTCCGGTAACGATTTGTAATCGGTAAACCACACTTCCTTTATAGTGATTTCGGAAAACTGATATTCACTTAGCATGATGCGGAAATCGATGTCCGTCAGCGCGGTAGCGTAGCTGTCAGCGGATAATATGCGGCCGTTATCGATCTCGGCACCCAGCGCCACGCCTTTATCATCCGTCAGATAGGGACATGGCCAAAACTTGTTTTTCAGTCTCAAATCACGGAAGACGGCGCGAAACATTACCGCCTTGCCATTCCGGATCAGGTTGCGCAGGTTCTCCGCGGTAGGTTCCCCGCGCCGCCATGCGTCCATTGGATACGGCCGGTTCATTAGCACATCCGGATAGCTGCTTGACCGGTCCGCGCTTCGGATCCCGCGGGCGCCGCCTTCAAGCTGCCTGCTGTCTATGATCTTACCGGCATAGTAGCGGGACGCGTGAGTATTCCCGCCCCGGAAGCAGTCGCGCAGCAGTTCATACTGTTCATAGGTCGGCTGCATTCTCCGGATAGCTTCATGGCTCCATCCCTTCATTGCGTTTTTCATTTCCCGCCGCGGGTAGCCGGTCGACGTCATAGGAATAGTATAGAGGTTGTCACCGTCTCGATTCATCAGCGCCTGCAGCGCTTCCACAAGTCCAGCAACATCGTGCCAGCAGTACGCAAGTTCCTTTTCAGTCAGCTCTGTCCACGGGTAGCGCACAATATCATAGTCGAAATCCTCACCGCTTAACTTCTGGTGTTCTACATTGAACTGCCGCGTGAATGCTGCCAGGCCCATGTTAGAAAGGATATAGCTGCAGCGGAATTCAATGCACCCGGCGCAAATACATTTCAGTACGCGCCGGCTCTCTGTCGCGAATACATCGTCTTCCCCGAAATCGAAGATCCCCTTCAGGTACTGCCATTCATAAGACAGGTTGTGAACGTAACAGACCCAGTAGCACCCATCAGCCGCCCACTGCAGGCAGGCTACGAGATCCCGGAATTCTTCCCACGTTCGCCCGATAACGATAATGTCGTTGTTAATACTGAACTGCCATATGTACATGAAGTTTACCGGATCCATGCCGACCCGGTACAGCGTACTTGTCTCTATATCGAATGCACAAATGCAGTCCATATAGGTCGGCTTTTTCTTCGTGCCCTGATTGCCGCGGCGGCGTTTCAGCCGGCCGTACTTCTGCAGCACCTCCGGCTGAAAGTCGTTGTAATTGACTATCTGCATAGTACATCCCTGATATAGTACAGCATGACGGCTAAGAAGCCGCCTGTTATCAGACAGACGGTGCCCACATAGAACATGAGTTCCAGCGCTTCCAGCGCGCTAAGCTCTGTAAACCATGTAAGGATAAGCAAATCCATACAGAGCACGAACAGAACAAACGCGATTTTAAGAAGCAGTAATGTCATAATGTCCCCCCAGCGGTCAGCTTGTCCATGCACTCGTCAATCCGGTCCGTGAGAAGCGCTTCGCTTCTGAGATCTTCTTCAGTGAGAAAACACGACTGCCCGCGGATCGGAATGTCCGCGTCGTTGTGCTTCCAGACGGCAAGGCAGGCGACGCGATCCGGATCCCCGGAGCGCCGCGGCATGATTTCAAGTTCATACCCGTGTTTTGTCATAAGGACAATTTTTTCATACAGTGTCATATCTTTTTTCCTTCCTTTTCTATGCCGGCTCTTATCGGCGGCCGGCTGGCCGTTGATGCTTAGTTGTTCGTCTGCGCGTGAATATCTACAATCCGGACCGAAAGTGTACAGAGAGCCGCGGCCTGCTTGTCGACTATCGCTCTCAGCCGTTCGATTGTACGGTCACTCGCCTGCCGTTCTTCGTCAAGCTCCTTTACAATCGTGTCAAACTTACGGCGCCATAATACGATTTCATCGCATTTGTGACGCGCCATCCTTCTGTACCTCTCCGTTCTTGCTTTCTCAGCGCTGAGATCATACAAGGCTTGCTGCAGCCGGTCGGTTACATCGCTGTATTCTTCATGCATCGCGTTCATGGCTTCATTGTGTTCCTGCGCGACGCGCTCATGGTCGCAGCGTTCCTCCGCATACTTGTTCTGGAGTTCTGCCAGCTTTGCATACGTAAGCGTTGCATCCTCCTGCGTGAGCCTCAGATTTTCCTCGAAGGACTCACAGAAATCATTTTCAATGTTGCGGTGCGCAAGATCCACACAGCCGCGGAATGCTGAGGCCACATATCCATCCGGATCGGCTGTGTTTAGCAGCTTCTCGATCTTGGCCAGCAGGTTTTTTTCTTCTTCTTTTGTCATCATATTATTTCCCTCCGTCGCATCTTGCGACACTGTCAATATACCGCGGTTATGGTACCATGTCAATATTATTATCTGCGGGTCCTCTGCTTCACTTGGGCGCGTCTTCTTGCCTTGCGTGCGCGATCTGCAGCGTCCGCGCTTCTTGTCTTTTTACCGGTCCGCTTCCTCTCAGCAGCTGCAGCTGTCCGTGGATCCAGCGCGACGTCCTCAAAATAATCACTCATTGGGTGATCTCGAAGCGCTTCGTTTACAGCTTGACGCTGTTTACGTGTATATTTCTTTTCGTCTTCTTCCTCAAGCTCTTTCATAAGCTTTTTCACGCGCTTCTCGAACGTTGTCTGTGATATCTTCCCCTGCTGAAAAAGCTCATCCCAGAGGCTAGCCAGCTGGTCCGATCCGTAGTCCCCGCGATTGATGCCAAGGGCTTTTTTCATTGCGTTCATGAAGGTCCCGAACTTCGCCAGCTGGTCTGGCTTTACCTTTATACCTTTTTTCTCAAGTGACTTTTTAATCTTCTTATTGCTTTCCTTTATACCGCTGAGAGATCCGCGGCCGGCGCGTAAAAACCTGTCAACATCAATAAGCGCGTGCACCGCTGCAGCGCGATCCATACCGCGAACAGACGGGAAGCGATCCGGATGCTGCTGGATCGTTCCCTCGGCCTCGGGTCGGCCGGCCATACGGTCCAGTCGCTTGTTTGCGATCGCACGGAGCCGGCTATACTCGGCTTTAATTGTTTTGGTTTCGATGGCGTGCGCATATATCAGGTTGGGGGTCGGTTGGAACTCCTGATAATTCGCGATTTTAAGATATTTGTACAGGCGCTCCGGATCGGTCGCCCGTGATCCTCCGTGGTAGACGTCTCCGCGCTTCTTACTCGTTGCCATAGCTCCGCCTCATGCTCATATCAAGCGCCACCAGCGTTTTTATATAGGCCGTAATGTTTGATCTGGTTTTCAAATGCTGGATCAGATCCGCGTCTTTCTGTTTGTTCAGTCTGAATTTTATCTGCACGTAGTGTTCCCGGTTGTAGTCGTCAGTGGTTCGTTTCTGTTTCATATACGCCTCCTGTCTTCTCAGCATAGCATAGATTCACTGGTACCAGAAGACCAAACAGATAAAAGAGATATAATAGAGGTGGCCATGACAGCCACTAATCCCCTGCGCGCCCGCGGATCTTCCTGCGGGTGCTTTTTGTTCCTGGTCCGTCCCGTGCACGTCCCGCGTGCGATCCGTCACCGGTGCTGGTGCTGGTGCCCTGTTACCATTTCTGTCATGCGCGCGAGGGGTGGGGACGTGACTGAAATGGTAATTCTGTTTTACTGAATTTTTGTCATGCTGTCGTATGCCATGCATGCAGGTGCGTGTGGTCGCTTGGGTGATGTAACATGCGTGTATGGTGGTAGTGAACAGAAAGTTTAGGGGAAACATGCTTGCATGAAAACGGTGTATTACGTTACTTT